TATATCGCCATATACCTTTATCATTTTTGTTCCATTAATGATACTAGTTTAAAGACTGTTTCTAGTTTTGTTAAATTTGCTTTATTTTGTAATGTATTACGTAGCCCTTGATGTAATGGTTTAGGCCAGTTACCAAAACTTACCCAAGCATAACCGTTGTGTTCTTCATTTAATTTTGGAATAAATTCGTTTTTTATTACACAAAGATATGTATGAAAATTAAATTTATCATCCCTACTAACAAATGTCTCTAAGGGAATAGACTTTACTATAGGAGGTGCTTCACCTATTTCTTCTTTAATTTCTCTTTGTAATGCTTGGAATGGAATTTCTTCATTTTCATTAGTACCGCCTACAAGACCCCAAACGTTATTTTGCTTACTTTGAACTCTATGTAAAAATAAAAATCTTTGTGTTTCTAATGTATAAAAGAGAGCACCACTACATATAATATTAGTCATACTAATAATTATGCTAAAGTGCTAGGCGCCAAGTGCCTTTTCGGTATTCACCTTCGAAGCTTAATGTCCATTCTGTACCGTCCCATTTATATTGGATACCGGTATTAAGGTTGGTTGTGTACTTAATATCTATAGTTGAATCAGACCCATCATTATCACTAGCATTGAATACTATAGTCCATGCATTGTTATCCCATTCAATTATATCATTTGCTGATGCAACTAAATCATTACCACTGACATCTTTCCAAGCATCTGCACCATCTACATTAGTAGTTGCACCAATGTCACCTAATAATAAAACTCTAGTACCACTTGCTTTAATGTTAGTTGGATTAGTTCTTGTTGGGTCAATAATATAATCAATAGTTCCTTTAGTAGCGGCAGGTCCTTCAAATATAGAATTAGTTGGAATAGTATCTGTGTCCCAATTTACAATAAGTTGTGTTTCGTCTAATTCGTTATGTGCAATAGTTCCTATAACACTTCCTACATCTAATCTGTTTAAGTAAATTTTACTTAACCCTGCAATATATTGTCCAGGTAATGCATCTAAAATTACACGCCAATTTATTTCACCTGCAATACCCTTGTCACCTAGTACAGCAATATTATTAGTTACTATTAAATCATAATCTTTATATGTAGTAACTTCTAGTGCCACAGCATCAGCTCTTGTAGATGTTCCTGATTTAGAAGTACTAGTTGTTGTTGGGTCGTCGCCTTTAACATTTTGTGATTCACTATCATCATAACGTTTAAGTTCAGGTTGTGAAGAACCTAAATCAATTGTGCCTTTAGTTTCATCAAAAATACTCATTACAACACTTGTTATAACGCCTAGCTTTTTAACTTTAGCTGGAGGCGATAACCAAATAGGTGTTTGGAATGTTAATTGTCCAACATCAATTTCACTTTCTGTACCCATAGGAATACTTCTAGTAGAGAATTGAATATTTTCTAAGTGTACTACACTTAAACTTGTCCAGTCAATATAATTGTCAGTTGTTTGAATCTCTAAACTTGGATTAAACAATGTTAATATTTGTTCTATTATTTGTAATTTTTGTTCTGTATTTGTTGACCAAACATCTACATTAACATCTAAGTTAAAAGGAGTAGGCATTAAACGCTCTACTGTATAATTTTGTCCTTGTGTATTTAGGTATTCTTTATTTGTACTATCATATGCACGTTCTCTTAAATGGATTTTTCCTACATACGTTGCATCAGCTGTTCTAGTTCTATCCATAGCCAAGCCTGTAACATAAACACTTATTCTAGGAGCACTAGGTATTTTATTTTCGCTGTTATCACGTATAATATGACCAACTTGACGTGTGATGTCGCCATACATCACAGGTATTTGTGTTAAAGCACCTTTGCCATCTTTATAAGAAAAGTTACTAAACAACCTTATAAGTTGAGTAATGTAACGTCTTATTTGTCCGTCATAAAAATGTTGCATTAATTATCTGCCTTTGGTTTAATTGCTTTTGACAAAGGTTGACGTTCTTGAACTACTTCACCAGCAATGGTACTTGTATTTGTATTATTAATAAACGTACCTTTTTGTGTAGCTTTTGTATCTGTATTAGTCATTGTCATACGTACTGCATCTTCCATTTTAATAAACCTCGTTCCGTCAAATCTAAATAATCTATTAGGTAAGAAATCCGTTCTTAAAAAGTAATCACCTTTAATATTACTAGTTGGAAATCCTACGCCATGACCAAATGCTTCTCCGTTTGGTGCTATTCCGTCACCTAATAAGTAACCATCATAACCAAGTCGTTCAGGTGTTTGGTTAACTCTATCTGCTAATACCGTTGCCTGTGAAGCATCTAATGTGTCAAGGTCTGTTGTAACAAGTTCAGGTTTACCTGCATCGTCAACTTGTAACGTATATAATTGTTGTGTTTCATAACCTGACTTAGGTGCATCAGCTTCAGCTTGTTGAACAACTGCATTATTAATTTGCATTTCTTGTTCATACGTTGATAATACATCACGTAGTGTATCTGAAGAACCTTCTTCTGCTGGTAAGTCCAATATTTCTTTAAATTCTTGACTATCTACTATTTGTTTTAATTTTACACGATATAAATGCGGAAACCAAGTTTGACTAAATCCTTCTGCCGCCCTATTAACATCTTCAACTACATAATAACGCTTTAGTGCAACTTGAAAATCATTAAGTGCGTGTTCGTCTTTTAAGTGGGGTAATTCTATTACATCCCCTGACATAATTTTTCTACCTAATGTCTTTACACTATCATTAATATGTACTGTCATAAACAATGTATCATTTTGTAGGAATAATCCAAATTGACTCATATCAAAGTCAATATCTTGTACATTATAAATTCCTCTAATTTGATAAATGTCAGGATCATACTTTCTATCCCTGTTTTCAAGGAATAGCATATCTTGAATATTTGTTTCTTTTACAGCATTATACCGTGGTTGTGCCGCCGTGGCATCAGCTTCTTCAGGATTTACTGGTCCTAAATACTTGTGAACAAATACGTCAGTACCACCTACTTGAAACATTTCACCGATATGTCGGTCTAAAAATGTATAGTCGTTACCGCGTTCTGGTTTATATAGTGTGAGTCTAGGCATCGTAACAGTATTTATTCGATGGCGCATCCCGATAAATACATATGGAGAGCATATACTATGAGCGAATTAGCTACACAAAAACAAGAAGTATTTGACTATGTAAACCTATCATTAGGTGGGGGTATGGTTGATGTTGAGCTTGATCCAGCACATTACGAAACAGCCCTTAACAGAGCACTTGCTAAATTTAGGCAACGATCTGATAATTCTGTTGAAGAATCGTATTTGTTTTTATCAACAGTAATTGATCAAAATACATATATCTTACCACAAGAAGTCATTGAAGTTAGACGTATTCATAGACGCTCGATAGGATCACGTACTGGTGGCGGAGATGGTGGTACATTATTTGAACCATTTAATTTAGCATATACAAATACCTACTTACTAGCAAGTACAAATATGGGTGGTTTAGCTACATACGAATTATTTTCACAATATCAAGAACTTGTTGGAAGAATGTTTGGTAGCTTTATTGAATTTAAATGGAACACAACTACTAAAGAATTAACGATATTACAACGCCCACGTACTGGAGAAGAATTACTATTATATGCTTATAACCATCGTCCAGATAGCGAATTATTAAAAGATTATTTGGCTACACAATGGTTAAAAGACTATACACTTGCTACTTGTAAATATATGCTTGGTGAAGCTAGAAGCAAATTTGCCACAGTAGCTGGTCCACAAGGTGGTACATCACTTAATGGTGATGCTCTAAAAGCCGAAGCTATTGCCGAAATCCAAGCACTTGACGAAGAACTTAAATTACAAGTTGCAGGCGGTCAAGGATACGGCTTCTCAATTGGTTAAAATCAACTCTTGACATTTATATAATTTTCTCGTATAATATAAACATTATATGAGGAATAACCAAATGGTAATTGGAATCTGTGGGCTTATTAGCTCGGGCAAAGATACAATAGCAGATTATTTAATTAAAGAGCATAACTTCGAAAAAATCTCATTTGCAGACAAGCTAAAAGATAGTGTAGCGGCCATGTTTGATTGGGATCGTGAATTGCTCGACGGTAAAACTGCTGAAAGCAGAGTATGGCGTGAAAAAGCAGATCCATACTGGACTAATGAAATGGGTGTTGATATTACACCAAGATTAGTATTACAAAAATTCGGTACAGAGTGTATGCGTAACGGATTTTATGACGGTATATGGGTTAGTTTAACTAAAAAGAAGATACTAGATAATCCAGATAAGAACTATGTTATTCCAGATACACGTTTTCCAAACGAAGCTAAAATGTTATATGAAATTAACGGTGAAGTTTGGCGAGTTAAACGTGGAGAAGATCCAGCTTGGTTTAGCGAATATCGAGAACTAGGTGTTGAACCTACTGAAGTACACCCTAGTGAATGGGCTTGGGCACAAACTAAATTTAAACATATT